GCACCGAGCGATACCGTGGTGAATTACATTGCATTTCTGGAACGCAATCGTAAGGAGTGGGGTGGGATGGCAAAGAATGTATTTGTTGATTCGGCCGACCAGGCAACCTTGACGGAATTTGGCAAATACAAGCGAAGTCATACGGAATGCTTGTATATGTTCATAGGAGCATACAAGAAGCTAAAGATAATAGACAGAATCATCTTGCAACTTGGATGGATGGCGTACGATGAGGAAAAAGGGCTGGATACGCATTATCAGGTTGTTGACTCGTGCGAAAATTATATCAGTGAATTGGATACGTACAGTTGGAGAGAGGATGCAGATGAAACGCCGGAAGATGGAAATGACCATATGGTAAACAGCACGCAATATGCGTGGATACCATATAAAGATAAGATTGGAGGCAGGAAATGAGGTGGTTAAGTGCCGTGAATGAGAATATAAAAAAAGGGATTCGAAGTTGGTTAAATGTGCAGCCGGCTTCGGAGACAACATTTAGCATACAAGAGACCATGACATTTGATACAAATGTGCTTAAGAACAGAGTGTGGTACGGTGGAGCTCCGGAAGAGCTGTCGCAGTTATATAAACAGTTAGATGGCATTGAAAATAAGAATCGCTTTTGGGCAGCAGTACCAACGCCAGGGCGGGAGATTCGAAAGATACACACCGGCATACCGGCAATCACGGTAGATACGCTCACTAATATCATTATGACGGATTTGGATGGAATTACGGTTCCGGACAAGAGAAAAGCTGATTGGAACGAGATGGACAAGGAAAATAGTTTTCGAGAGCTATTGGAAGAATCCGTGTCAGAAGCACTGTATTTGGGAGATGGTGCGTTTAAGCTGTCTTTGGACCCGGAATTGAGTAAATATCCGATCATTGAATGGATTCCGGCAGATCGAATAGATATCATCATGAGGCGTGGGCGGATGAAAGAAGTAGTGTTTCGTTCTTTATATGTTCATGAGCATAAAGAATATATTTTGTTTGAAACGTATGGATATGGCTATATACGTTATGAGCTGCACAGAAGAAATCAGGAGGAGCCGATTCCTTTAGAAACAATACCGGAGCTGGCGGCGTTGAGTGATGTAGAATTTGATTCGTCATTTTGCATGGCAATACCATTTATGATCTATCGTAATTCCAAAGTAAAAGGCCGTGGAAAGTCTATATTTGATGGAAAAACGGACGATTATGATGCGTTAGATGAAGCATGGAGTCAATGGATGCAGGCTTTGCGAGATGGCCGCAGCACAAAGTACATTCCGGACAGTATGATACCAAGAGATCCGCGAACCGGGGAAGTGTTGAGACCAAACGCATTTGACAATCAATACATCAAGACAGACACACCGATGTCCGAGGGAAGTGATCCGAAGATTGATGTCGAACAGCCGGCCATACCACATGAGAGCTACAATGCCACATACATAACAGCGTTAGACCTGTGCTTACAGGGCATCATCAGTCCGTCTACGATCGGCATTGATGTGAAGAAGTTAGATAATGCAGAAAGTCAGAGAGAGAAAGAAAAGACAACGCTGTATACCAGAGGAAAGATAGTGGATGCAGTGCAAAAGACAATACCGTTGGTTATTGATACGGCATTTAAGGTGTTAGATCTGATACGGAATGAAAATGTGGTGCTGGAGTATACAGAGGCATCTGTTAATTTTGGCGAATATGCAAATCCATCATTTGAAAGTCAGATTGAGACGATTGGAAAGGCAAAATCGCAATCCATCATGTCGAATGAAGCGGCGGTAGAAGAACTGTATGGCGACACGAAGCCGGAAGAATGGAAACAGGAAGAAATAAAGCGCCTAAATGCCAGAGATGGTGTTGAGGTAATGAAAGAACCGGCGTTGAATATGGAAGGCCTGGAGATGGAGGGATGATCAATGCGAGTGAAAGTTGATAAAAGGACATATGCCATGTCAAAGAAAGAGTACTTAAAGCTATTAGAGGTTGCATCGGAACAGGTGCCGTTTGGGATATATGCGGTGGAAAAGTCAAATTATGCGGAGTTAAGAAACGACAAGTGTAAGTCGATGACGCAGCTTAAAGCTTTAACAAGGCAATTTAGGATGAATGGATTTAGGGTACACGCTAATAAGTGAGCAAGATATAGGAGAACAGCATGGAAAATATGAACTATGATGTGGGAGATGCATTTGCCACAATAGAAAACGAATTGCTGGACTCTATGATCCGGAACATGAAACGCCATCGTGCGGAGGAAGCAGAGGAGGGATTTCAATGGGAACAGTGGCAGGAAAAGCAATTGGCAGGGCTAGAGGAGTACCGTAGAAAACACGCAGATCGATTGAACGCCCGATATAATTCGATCAACGCTAAGATGCGGATGGCAATATTGCAAGCCAACGCAGCCGGAGGGATGGCGCAGGAGAAAGCAATCTTGAAAGCAATCAGAAAAGGAGCGAAGCTGCATAAAGCTTCAGACAAACTGCAGGGAGAATTTTTTCGGATAAATGAGCGAAAGATGGATGCGTTATTGGATGCGGTAGAACACGATATGCTACGCGCAGAATCAGCTATATTACGCATGCATGATGATCAAGTGCGGCGAGCTATATTTAATGCACAAGTGTACGCCAACAGCGGAGCAGGGACATATGAAAAGGCGGTGGACATGGCGGTCAAAGACTATGCGTCAACGGGTCTAAATTGCGTCAAATACAAAGATGGTAAGCAAGTCAACATCAAGTCATATGCAGAAATGGCGTTGCGCACTGCCAGTAAAAGAGCCTATCTCTCCGGAGAGGGTACCAAACGGCAGGAGTGGGACATACATACTGTTATCATTAATAAGCGTGGTAATCCTTGTCCGTTATGCCTGCCCTGGGTAGGCAGGGTGATGATTGATGATGTGTGGTCCGGAGGCACGGCAGCAGAAGCAAAGAAAATGGGGTACCCATTGATTAGTCAGGCAATGAACGCCGGACTATATCATCCCAATTGCCGAGATTCCCACACGACATACTTTCCGGGGATATCCACACCTCCGGATAAGAAGTGGAAGAAATCAGAATTGGCAGCTATAGAGAAGAATGTAAAACAGGAAGCCAGACGGCAATATGCCAAGAGACAGGAGGAGAAGTTTGATCGTCTGGAACGGTGTGCAATGGATCCAGAGAATAAACGGGTGTATGCTGCGAGGAGAGAGGAGTGGAGAGCAAAATCTGGTCAAAATAGAGAAAAAAACATTGTCAATTCAATGCCGAATGCTATAATGAATTTAACTGAGGAAGAACTTGGAGCATTGTTGCGTTATAAGAGTTCGGAATCGTATGTGATTAATGAAGCATTGAGGACGGGAAAACTTACAGATGAACAGAGAATGTTTGTAAACAAGTTGGATAGTGCGTTATCAAAAATACCGAAGTATCATGGAAACTTGGCTCGAACAATTAACTTTTCAGCATATCCGGATGCAGATGAAAGATTGCGGAATTTTTTGGATGAATTTGAGATAGGGAAAGATAGAAAGATTCCGCAATATTGGAGTACATCATGTAAAAGAGGATATGATGAGCACCCGGATGTAATCATATATATACAAGATGCCAAGAAAGGGCGCGACATCCGAACTGTAGGGCTGGATGAGCAGGAAGTCCTTTATGAAAGAAATACAAGGTTTACTGTTATCGGCAAAGCGTTTGCCGACGGCGTATGGAATTTACTATTACGGGAGGTATAGACATGGCTTATGAGGATATTTATAAGGGGCTAAATGATGAGGATAGAGAGAGAATGCTGCGACAGGATATTCCAAAGTTTGTGCCGACTGGGGAAACGCATGAATTGACGGAAGAGGAGAAAAGAGAGGCACATGAAACATTGCTGAAATTTATTCGACTCGGAAAACGTGCAGAAAGAGAAAAAAAGGAAATACCATTGACAGATGAAGAACTGAATCGAGAGGATTAAACGAAAATAAAGAAACTTAAAGCATCCAAGGAGGGTGCTTTTTTATTGCCCGAAGGCAGATCAAACATCGTGCTTGATTAAAACTACGAGGAGACACCTGAGAACAAAACTGATCGTGAGACACACATAAAACTGAAACAGGGAGACACCCTCACAACTGAAAGGAGCAACGAAACTATGAGAAAACAAAAATTACGAATGAACCTGCAGTTATTTGCTGATCCAAACAGTGGCCAAGGTGGCGAAGGCAGTCAGAGTGGCAGAGCCGGGAGTCAGAGCGGCGGAGCCGGTGGGCAGCAGTCGGGACAGCAGCAATTTGACTATGAGAAAATTGCAAGTCTCATCGCCGGCAAGCAGAGCGTTGCCGAAGACACGGTATTGAAGAATTACTTTAAGCAGCAGGGCATGAGTAAAGAAGAGATGGACAGTGCGATCAGTGCTTTTAAGAGAAAGCGAAAAGAAGAAACACCGGATCCGAACGCTTTGCAGGAGCAGATTGCACAGGCGCAGAACGCAGCACTTCATGCAACGATTGAGAAAGATGGTTTTATGATTGGTGTGAACATGGGGTTAGATGTAAAAACAATTCCATACATCATCAAGATGGCTGATCTTACAGAGGTTGCAAAAGAAGATGGAACCGTTGATCAGGACAAGTTAAAAGAAGCAATGAATAAAGTGATTACCGATATTCCTGCATTAAAACCGAATATGGATGAAGGACACGGTTTCCGACAGGTAGGCTCCGGTGGTGGAGCAGGCGGAGGAGATCAGAGCGGTGTGTTGGCAGGCATTTTTGGTAATTCGAACTAGGAAGGAGATTACAAATGGCAGTATATGATTATGCAACACAGTTTAACAGAGAGTTACAGCAGAAGTATGCGAGAGAGCTTACTTCGTACGATTTAACAGTATCCAATCCGGGAATTAAGTTTATCAATGCGCAGACGATCAAGTTGCCGCATATGAGTGTATCGGGATATAAGGACCACACAAGAGGCGGCTCGTACAATCGTGGAACGATTACGAACGGATGGGAAGCTAAGAAGCTGGAATTTGATCGTGATATCGAGTTTTCAATCGACCCGATGGACATGGATGAAACCAACCTTGTTGTGGAAGTGGCGAACATTCAAAATGTGTTCGAAGAGGAGCAGGCAATCCCGGAGAAAGACAGTTATCGCTATTCGAAATTGTACAAAGAGGCAACAACATATGCCAGCTCCGGTGCCAAGACAGATACGGAGACGCTTACCAAAGAAAACATTCTTGAATATTTTGATGAAAGAATGTCTTACATGGATGATGAGAGTGTTCCGCAGGAGGGACGTATCATTTACGTAACGTCTGCGATCAACAAATTGTTCAAAGAAGCAGAGGGAATCACAAGAACATTTTCAGTCGGTGCTGCAGGTGTGATCAATCGTAATGTACATACCATTGACGATGTGAAGAAGATCGTCGTGCCATCTGCACGAATGAAGACGGTATACGATTTTACGGATGGATGTAAGCTGGGGGTATCTGCGAAGCAGATCAATATGATCTTGGTGCATCCATCTTGCGTAGTGTCGCGCGATAAATACAGCTATATCAAGCTGTTTACACCGGGCACGGATTCCAGAACGGCAGACAATTATATCTATCAGAACAGATATTACACGGATGCGTTCCTGATCCAGAACAAGGCACCGGGTATTTCGTTTAACGTGGCAGCAGAATAGTAGAGGTGTCTGACAGTCTGCGGACTGTCAGATGTGTATTGAGAAAGGAGAAAACATGCGAGCAGTAAAAGGAAACAGAGAGTACACCATTGCAGAAGAGCAAAAGGAAAGCTATCTGAATGATGGGTATGACATCTATGATGAGTCCGGGGCAAAGATTGCAAACGGAAAAGGGAAGATCGTCACTGCGGAACAGTATGAGACGTTGCTGAAAGAAAATGACGAACTCAAAGAAAAATACGGCATATTGCAGAATGAAAAGGGAATGGCAGAGCCGGAAGAGATCATTCAGATCCTGAAAGAATATGCGGCGTTGAAAAATATTGATGTTGGTCAGGCTGCAACGGTCAAAGGAATCATAAAAAAGATTCGTGAAGCAGGTGAGTAGCCATGTATGCGGATAAAGAATATTATGAAAACGTATATGGCGGGACATTGATTGATGAGGAACAAATAGAAAAACAGCTTACCACAGCAGGCAGGCAGATTGATACGTTGACCTATTGCAGAATTCGCGGTACGGGGTTCGAGAACCTTACAGAATTTCAAAAGGATCAGATACGGTACGTCAATTGCCTGCTTGCTGACTTTATCTACGAGAATAAAGATGAGTTGGAATCTATGCTGTCATCATATGGCATCAACGGAGTGTCCATGACGTTTTCAAATGGCATTAATGTTACGAAAGTGCAGAATATTATCATCCGCACAGACATCTATGCAGAACTTGGCAAAACCGGATTGTGCTGCAGGATGATATAAGGAGGCTAACAATGAGATATCCGTGTTTAGTGCGCAAGCGAGACTGCAAAACCGCAGTAAAGGTACATTTGGAGCCGGAAGGTATTGGAGTGTATGGGGAGCCATTACCGGCGCTGGAACTGAATTTTCTCTGCAACTATCAGGACAGTGCGAAGACAGTCCTGACCGCAGAGAAGAAACTTGTACAGTTGTCGGGAGTGGCTCTTTTTCCCGGCGATATTGCACCGTCATTTGAGACATTAAGTGGCGGCACGATAGAAGTTGGTGGAGCTACACGGCGGATCTTTCAGGGACGGAAAAACCGAAATCCGGACGGCACGGTCAACTATAGTGAATTGGATGTGATTTGATGGGATCAAAGTCAAGAGTAAGAATTGACCAAGGAAAATTGAGACAATTGACAAGAGCAAAGATTACAGCTTTGGAAAAGACGGCTGAGGCATTGCACACAGAGATTGTGCAGACGCAGGTGATGCCGAGAGATACCGGTGCCTTGCAAAATGAGAGCACATTTGTTGACTATAGCAAGTCTGCCCAAGGCAGTTGTGCAATAGTATCATCTACTCCATATGCAAGACGGCTGTACTACCACCCGGAGTACAATTTCAGCACTGAGGAAAACCCGAACGCCAGAGGAAAATGGTTTGAGCCATGGATGAAAGGCGGAATGTATCAGAGCCATGCGAGAAATACTTTCAAGAAGTTCTACCGGAAGGAGGCTGGATTGTGATGATGCTGTCAGACATCAGGGATTACATAGCCGGTCTTGATATGGCAGAGCAGTGCTATATGGGTAAGTTGGATGCCAAAAAGGACAATAGTATAGGATGCTATCATCTGCGGCGCAGTGGCAGCAGTCATATACCACTGGGAGGGCGCAGTAATGCAACCTATGATATTCTGCCGGTATCCATATTGATCCACGGCAGCCGGTATGCCGTCGAAACCGAACGAATGGCGCATAAGCTGTATCAGGTCCTTAGAGACTTGGAAAATGAAACAGTAAATAATCAGACTATTAAATTTTGCCGCATGTTGGTGCCGGAACCGCAGGATGTGGGGACGGACGACAACGGCATATATGAAATGGTTATCGAAACAGAGTTTTACACAGAAAAGGAGGAAGAATAATGGCAAAACCAGAAGGAGTATTCCCATGCTACAAAAATCAGTTTCACATTGGAGATGCTGCTGAGTCGAAGAACGACATTGCAGAGTGCGAATCGTTTTCCGTGTCGATTGATAACGGCGTGGAAACGTGGAACTCATTCACACAGGAAGGATGGCAGAGCGCATTGCAGACAGGCAAGGCAATCACGATTTCGGTATCAGCCAAGAGAAGCATCGGCGATCCAGGAAATGACTTTGTGGCCGGTAAGTGGCTTGCGAACGGTCAGGATGCATACGCATATTTTGACTGGACATTCCCGGATGGAACAGTGGTGTCATGGGATAAAGCGGTAGTTAACGTGACGAACATCAATGGCGGTGATTCCGCCAACGTTGCTCCGTTGGAGTTTGACGTTGTGTCGAACGGAAAACCAAAAGTGACGTTACCCAGCTGATGCGGCACAAACGGTGTCGCAGACCAACAAGGCGGTAGACGTTAGCACGTCAGAAACAAGCACAAAGAGTAAATAGGTGTTAAGCAGACAGCCCCATGATGGGGCTGTTTTGCTGTAACCGGAATGGAGGTTATACATGAGTAAAGTAGTGGATATAACAGATAAGTTGAACTTTGAGGAGAGTCCAAAGCTTGTAATTAGGGGAGAACTGTACACGGTAAATGATTCTGCAGAAGCTATGTTAAAAATGATGGCATATTTCGATGATCAGCCAACTGCAAAAACAGTGGTAGAAGTATATGAGATTCTTTTTTCGGAGGAAGATCGAAACCGTATTAATGCATTGAAATTGAATTTTCAGGATCTAACGACAATTATTAAAGCGGCAATGGATCTTGTACGTGGGGCAGATGATGATGAGGAGTCTCCCAGCTAATGGAGAACGCTACTATGATTTGTTTGACGATTGGGAGCTGATAGTATCCAGCCTGCTGCAACAATATGGAATACGAGTGTATTCCACAGAATTTAAGCGAATGAAATGGGCTGAATTGTCAGCATTGATCGCAGGAATTGGCCCGGACACACCTCTAGGGCGGATTGTAAGTATCCGTGCCGAATCTGACAAAGATCGGATCAAAGAGTTTACTCCGGATCAAAAGAGGATATGGAGTGCATGGAGAAAGAAGCTTGCTGGTCAGAAAACGAAGCAAGATATGGAACAGATGCTTGATATGTTCAAAACAGGATTCATCAAGGCGGCTAAGGCAACGTAAGAAAAGAGGTGAAAACATTGGGAAAAAGTGTCGGTGAAATCGAACTTGACCTTACTTTGAATGACAATGGGTTCAATAAAGCTGTAAATAGCATTACAGGAATGGCGAAGACAGCGGGGAAGACATTAGCGGCTGCTTTTGCTATAGATAAATTGGTCGGATTTAGTAAAGAATGTCTTGACCTTGGCAGTGACTTAGCTGAGGTGCAAAACGTTGTTGATGTAGCGTTTGGTCCGACTGTATCAAAAAAGATTAATAGTTTTGCAAAATCGGCTGCACAAAGCTTTGGTCTATCCGAGACTATGGCAAAAAAGTATGCAGGTACGTTTGGATCTATGGCTACTGCGTTTGGATTTAGTCAAGATCAGGCTGCAGATATGTCTACGCAACTCACAGGGCTTGCTGGTGACGTGGCATCTTTTTATAACATTTCGCAGGATGAGGCTTATACAAAGCTCAAGTCTGTGTTTACCGGCGAAACGGAATCATTAAAAGATCTCGGCGTTGTAATGACGCAAACGGCACTTGATTCATATGCCATGGCCAATGGATTTGGCAAGACTACAGCACAGATGTCAGAAGCAGAAAAGGTCGCATTACGTTATTCGTTTGTTCAGAATCAGTTGAGTAACGCAGCGGGGGATTTTGCACGAACATCCGATTCATGGGCAAACCAGACAAGAATTTTAGCATTGCAATTTGATTCTTTAAAAGCATCAATAGGACAAGGTCTTATCAACCTGTTTCAGCCGATTATAGTTCAAGTTAATACATTACTAAAAAAGCTGGTTGGTTTGTCAGAAGCTTTTGCAAGATTTACAGGGCTGCTTACCGGTAAAAAAACCAGTGATAACGGTGTGGCAGACACAGCGGCCATGGCAGCAAAAGCAGGCACCAATATGTCGGGAGCTGCTAAGTCTGCATCTGTGTTGACCAAAAACACCAAAGCGGCAGGGAAAGCGGCAAAGAAAGCCGCCAAGGAAATGTTTGGCTT